CTCTAAATGGACGGACAAATACGGGAAGCTGAAAAAGACCAACCCGGATTCTTTCTACCTGATGGGAACCGGCAACCGCCACCCGATCCGTTGGTTCGATCCCATCATCGAAAAGAATCTTCCCAAACTGGCAGACATCGTAGCGGACTACGCCGCCGATATGCAAATCGACGCATCACGAATTTTCATAGATAAAGATTAGGATATGGCAGGAGATTTAAACAGGAGCATCAAGATATACTTGGATAACTCCGACGCAATGACTAGCGCATCGGAGTTAGAGACGAAAATCGGGGAACTGGAGAAAAAGCTACTCGATCTCCGAGCAGCGGGAGAAGGCAATAGTAAGGCGGCTAAGAAAATAGAACGTGAGTTGACTGCCCAAACCCAGAAGATGCAAAAGTATAAGCAAGAGGTCGCTGATACGGAAAGAGTATTGAAGAACCTAAGTGGAGCTACTTATAATGACTTAATAAAGACAAAGAATAAAATTTCAACGGAGCTGAAAAAAGTAACTCGTGGTACCGCTGAATATAACACTAAGCTAGAAATGCTGAAACGCATCTCCAAAGAAACCGCACTAGCCCAACAAGAGATGCGTGTAGAGATCGGTTGCCAAGCCTCGGTCTGGGGACGTGCCACAGATTTCGTAAATAAATATATGGGAATCATTGGTACCGCAGTGGCAGCCATTACGGGTATTACTCTTACTTTCAATAAATTCCGTGAAGCCCGCAATAAACTGGAAGAAAGCAAGGCCGATGTAAAAGCTCTTACAGGCCTAGATGATGAAAGTATAGAGTGGCTTACAGATCAAGCAAAACGTCTTTCCACTACAGTTACCGAAGAAGGTATCCGCATACGCCAATCCGCTGATGAGATACTGGAAGCTTATAAATTAGTAGGTTCCGCTAAACCCGAATTGCTAGCAAATAAAGAGGCTTTAGCAGAAGTGACGGAGCAAACGCTCATCCTCGCCTCTGCCAGTGGCATGAAACTTACGGATGCGGTAGATGCCGTCACCTTGGCATTAAACCAGTATGGGGATGGAGCTGATCAAGCCGCTCGATATGTAAATGTACTTGCCGCCGGAAGTAAATTCGGTGCGGCAGCCGTAGAGAGCCAAACCAAGGCTATAAAGACAAGTGGTGTCGCAGCCGCTTCCGCAAAGATCCCGATCGAACAACTGGTTGGAACCATAGAGACTCTGGGAGAGAAAGGTATCAAGGACGAGATCGCCGGTACCGGACTCAAAAAGTTTTTCCTTACCCTGCAAACAGGAGCTGACAAGACTAACCCCAAAATAGTCGGGCTAAGTACGGCTCTGGAAAATCTCCGCAAAAAACAAATGGACGCTACCGCTATCAAAAAAATGTTCGGGGAAGAAGGTTACAATGTTGCCTCTGTCCTTATCAATGAAGCGGATAAGGTAGAATATTATACGAAAGCCGTAACCGGCACATCCGTCGCTTTAGAGCAGGCCACGATAAAAAGCCAATCCGCCACGGCTAAAATGCAACAAGCAAAAAACAAACTTAACGATCTTGGCATTGAGTTAATGGAGAAGATCAATCCATCCATTATCAGCGTAATGAATCAAACCGTGAACTGGACTAAAAAACTAGTTCTGATGGCTGATTGGATCAGTAAAAATACAGGGCTGGTTATTACCTTAATATCGACATTAACTTTGTATACAGCCGCTATCAAGCTAAACACTTACTGGAAGATTGCGTCAAATGGAACTACTCTAAAAGCTACAATTATAGAAAAAGCTCATTTAGTTGCGACCCGTTCTTCCATAGCCGCAGAATATGCATTAGCGGCAGCATCAGCTCTCAAGGCTAGAAATATCAAAGCTGCGACCATGGCTATGCGCAGTTTCTTAGTGACTCTGGGTCTCAATCCCATTATTGCGGCAGGTGTGGCAATTACGGCTTTAGCTGTAGGCATTTACAAAATATGGGATAATTCAACAAAAAGTGCCCGGGCTTTAAAAGAGATGAACAAGGAAATCTCCACAGAACGGGCAGAAGCTTATACCCTATTTGACGCTCTCCAACGAAGCAACGCCGGAACAAAGCAACGAAAAGAATTAATCGATGAGATCAATTCTCGATATGGAAAATATCTTGAAAACCAACTAACAGAACAAAGTACAACCGAGGATATCGCAAAAGCTTTAGAAATAGTTAATGAAAAGTTGCATGAAAACATAGTTTTAAAAACCATGCAGAAAGAGAAGGAGGATATAACGACCACCGCCTTAAATAAACAAATTGATTTGATGGATCAAATGAGGGAAAAATCAAATCTGGGACAATTCGTTACCGACGCTATGCTTCGAGACGTAAAACGTATAACAGATGAAGGGATAAAGAACGGACGCTCATGGACAAAAACATATGATGATGTCATCTCTTACATTGACTACTACTATGGGGCCAGAGGTAAAGTCGATAAGGATTTCTGGGGAAGTTTACAGAGCTATATGACACAAACTTACCAATTAGCATCCAACCTCGATAAGATATCTCAGAAATACTCTCCTCTTCTGCCTAAAAAAACTGCAAACGAGTTGCCAGAAGTAGAAGTTATTGCCCCTAAAATAAAAAAAACGGATATAACCCCGGGACTGTCAGCGGAGCAAGAGAAAAAAATCACAGACGCAAAGCTGAAAGAGGTTGATCGTTATATCGCAACCAAGAAACTAAAATTGACACAAGATTATACCGAGGGCTTAAGATTATATGATGATTATCAAACAAAACTTCAAGCTTTAGAACTCGAAAAATTAAATAAACAATTAGCTATCTATAAAATAGGCAGTGACGAAAGAAAGAAAATAGAGCAATTAATACTAGATTATAAGATCAAATTATTAGACAAAGGGTATCAAGCCTATCTGGAAAATCTCCAAAAAGAAAAAGACATCAACAAAAAGAAGGAAAAACAGACAAAAGAACACTATGACAAATTGAATGAGTTGTTACAAGGATTCGTTAAAAAGGAAATGGACGAAAAAGAGAAGGCTAGAGAAGAAGAGGAAGAAAAGAAAAAAAAGCAATTCAACATAATGAAAGATTTTGGTAGTGAAGCAGGAATGATATTAGGTCAAGCTTTAACAGATACCGAAACGACATTTGCTGATGCTATGCATAATATTCTTCTTCTTACCTTAGATACATTAAGACAGATTGCAGTAATGGCTATCGCTGAAAGAACCATTAAAGATATAGGTAGCTTAGGTTTTCTAGGATTGGCAAAAGCAGCAGGTGAAATCGCACTTATTAACGTCGCTTTCGGTGCCTTGAAAGGTCTTATCAAGAAACCTAGTACATCTACCGCAAATGCAGGTCTTAATGACAGCACTACGCCGCAAACCGGACAACGGGTTGTATCAGACTCCACCGGTTGGTACAACGGAGGATTCACCGGCAACGGTGGTATACTTGAAGTGGCTGGTTCCGTACATCGAGAAGAATACGTTACACCGGCATGGCAATTACAAGATCCGATTTCCATGAACCATATCCTAGCCTTGGATGCCATCCGAAGACAAAGAACAAGCACAAATCCTCTTCCCGTCAACGGATTCGCCAACGGTGGATACAATGGACGCTCGGATGAAGAAAATGTAATGGTTTCAAGTAATAATCCGGAATTACTCAAAGTACTCACACAGCTACTTATGCTATTTTCCGAACTAAGAGCAAAAGGCATGAGGGCCTATATCGTTTATAGCGATATCGAGGCCGCCCAGAAGACATTGGACAAATCCAAAAAGATAGGAGGTAAATAAAATGGACATCATTCACGAATCCGGCAAGGCTTACGACCTAGGAGACATCCAATTGACCTTATCCCGGATGAACCCGTTCTTTAACGATTACGGAGAGCAGAGCTTACCGGTAACACTCCCTCCCACGGACAGGAATAGGGAACTACTCATCTATCCGGATAACATGGCCGGGATCAGCAAGGCCTCGCAGCGGATCAACGCCATGATCCAGCACGGGGTATTCTCCATCCCCTGCCGTCAAGCCATCCTGTCGGCGAACCGGAAGAGCGGGATCGAGACCAGTTTTTACTTAAATACCGGAGCGTTCTACGAGAAGATCAAGGATGTACCGTTATCCACGGTCTTTGAGGACAAGGTTATCAAGTTCGCGTCTGTCAGCGAGGCGATATCCTTCTGCCGGAACCTGTTCATTACACATGACGACCGATTCGCCTTGTTCCCGGCCATCCTAGAGTCCGGTTCTTTAAACGCCACCGGTGATCCGGGACCGGACGGATATCCCCGTCTTTACAACGACGTGGAGCGGACGGAGGTAGTCGATGAGAAAACGATCCGGTTGGCTCCGGGATTCTACATATCCCCCTTCATCCGTGGATTGCATCTATTGGAGGAGATATTCGCCTATCTCGGCTACACCTTGGAGGACTCCTTCTTTTCCCGCACCACCCCATTCAAGGACATGGTCTTTCTGAACAACACGATCGATACGATCGTAAGGGGTGAGATCCGATACTCCCAGATCGTCCCGGACTGCATGATCAAGACGATACTGGACGTATACCGATATAAATTCTGCTGCGAGTTCATCCCGGACGAGACCCGCAAGACCATCCGTATCGTGCTATTCGATGAGAACCTTAACGAGACACCCTCCTGCGACCTCACGGATTGCGTAGCCGGTAA